GATTTTGACTGTGGTGTCGTTTGCTAAATCTGCATAATCTGTATATCCACCTGCCAAGAGATTATAGGTTTGATAGGCAGGGGTGAGATGCTGTAATTGAAGCGGGGTTGGATTGAAAGTCGTATCAGTATGGTCAAGAATGACATCCAAAGCCGCTACCTGATTTTCAAGAGTGACCCATGCTGGATAGTAGGCAAGGGCGGTCTGAGGATTGGTCACTGAGGCTGTTGGTCGAAGTGAGGCAATCTGATATGTCCCACCATATTGAGGATAAAAAGAGCGTGAATAATGCTCAGTACCTTCAAAGTAGGAAATGACCGCTTTGCTCACTGAAGTGCTTGGAGTCAAAGTAACTGTTTGACCAGTAGAGGCAAGGAATGTACTTGCTAGACCGACTTTAGCGTTAGCAAAATCGATATCTAATACTTTAGTTCCAGCGATACCGTTATAGATTTCGCATTCATAATACTTACCCGGAGCAGTCAATGTGCTACCTGCGATAACTGAACCGATAATAAGATTAGCGGTGCTGTTGAAAAGACTTGTCGTTCCTGCCGCTGTTTGTGCTGTTCCTAATTCGGTATAAGTGATGTTGTCATCTGAATACCAAAATCTCACTGTATTTCCACCCGCGCCATTATCGACATCGAGTGTTGCTCGAATCCATTTGACTGCACCATCGGAAACCACAGTTGATATAGCCACGGTACTTCCAGCGCTTGTATTTGTTGCTCCATCGGTAGACCAAAAAAATTGTACTTGCCCCGTACTCGTGACACGCATATACCAACTGCGTTGATTACCAGTAGTTTCCCATTTACCAATATAGTAGTTTTCTGTTGAAGAAGCGCCACCCGCACGAGTCCAGTCATCGAATGCGACTTTGACACGAATATCTATATCACCCGTAATATCTAAAGCCGCCGCGTCAGGCACAGACGCGTAATGCCCCGGAAATCCAGTGAGATAGATATATCCCGGCGCATAGGTAGCGCATGTGAATGTATTCGGAGTAATTGCAGTAATTGTTTTATTAGGTGTACTCCAATAACCACTATTTGTATCACGAACGTAGATATTGCTACCTTCGGTCAAATTATGTACAGCGCTTGTAGTAAATACTGTATTGGCTCCGCTTTCGACTGCCGAGGTGATTGTGCGCTCTCCTGCACCGCCAGCGGGAACCATTGAGCCGTCAAAATATGTATTCAGTGTTGCGGATTTTTCAACCATAACTGCATCGAAACGAACTTTATCGCCGATAGCACCGTTTGAACCATGATAAAGCCAAATATCTAGCCAGTAAGCATTGAATGGTACTGTGTAGTTAGTAACTGCAAGACGAAACCAACTTGTAGAACCACCCGTTGATGCTGAAGTGGTTGCTACAGAAGTATTATCACCCTGAGATTCATAAAAGTTTAGTTGCATACCGAGGGCTTTTGTTCCCGCAGGTCCACGTTTTGTATAACACGATACAGTTATTACCTCACCCGGCGTAACTGGAATACGACCATTAGCGCCATCATAAGATGTAACACCCATGCTATTGCTTGTGCTGGTGGCTGTTATTTCAAGGGCAAACTGTCCATTTGTTACGGCGCTATCTAATACTCGGTCTAAAGTACAAGCGCCAATAATTGTCCAGCCACGAACTTCATTTGAGTTTGTCCAATTTTCAAAAGATGAGTTATAGACCCAGTTAGTACGAGTTTCACCTTCATTGATAACTGGCAAAGAGATTGTGTAAGAGGCTCCCCCTGAGAATGATTCTTCAACTGCATAAGTAAAGCCTGAAGGAGTAAGAGATGTTTCAGCCGTTGAAGGTAGGTCAACCTGAAATTCTCCGTTAGCGTCAAAAGTCAAAGATGCGGTAGAAGGAACTAAAATTTGGTCTGCAAAAGTATTTCTCTGTAAATCGTCAAGAGTAAATTTTATCTGTCCTGCGATTGCATTCCCTTGAAAATCTACATATTGTCCCGTGATACGAGATAGGGCGACGTTTGATGCTATAGCCATTTACACACCCATGAGCATCAATGGATTGATGAATTTCTTCTCAATCAAATCTAAATCTGCGGCGGCGGCTACTGCGGCGGCGGCGGCATCTTCAATCTCATTTACTGAGGTCAATACTGCGTTAGTAACTGATTGAATTGTAGTTACGGTATTGCTTAGAGTTGTGAATGCTGAAAGTAGAACATAGGTTGCCGCTTCTGTACCGCTACTAGATACAGTAGGTGCTACGTCTGCAAGATTGATTGTTCCTGAACCAGCGGGAACTGCGATATCAAAAGTTCTACCACCTGTGAATGCCTCTTCTACTCCATAGGTGAAATTTATCGGTGTTACGTCGCTATCGTCAGTAGCGGGGATGACAACTGAGAATGAGCCAGTTGCATCTAAGGTCGCGGAAATGATACGCGGAATGATTACTTGGTTAGCGCTGGTGTCTTTGATAATGGCACGAGGCGTGAACTTGACCTGACCAGCGATTGGATTTCCCTCGATATCCACATAAGTACCTGCGATGGTTACTGTGGCGAGATTAGGTGTAAGTGCCAACTCTTCCCCTCAATCGAATAAGGGGGGCGGATATTTCACCGCCCCACCATATTTACTTTTTTGTTGCTTTTGGTTTTGCTACTTTTGCTTCTTCTTTTTCTGCCTTTGATTCTTCAACCTTTGGCTCTTCGGCTTTTTTAGCCTTGGGAGCAGGGGCATCATGAATCAACTCGATGTATCGATTTGAAATCAGACTTTTGACATTTCGCCAAGTGCTGACATCCACTGTGTCACCTGCTTGAAGTGTTCCAGCGTCAGACTGCATAGTCTTTTTTACTAAGGCTAACATCAGGTCAAATCAATCCATGTCCAACGGAATGTCGCTGAACCTTCGTCGATTGGGGAACCTGAAGCATTGACGAAGTAGAGGGTAGCGGTGTCAGTTGCGGTGATAGCCGCACCTGCGAAAGCAAGACCAGTTGTTAGTGCTGGAACATTTACAAGAACAGCGTCGCCTGAAGCGGCACCTGTAATTGTTACTGTTCCTGAACCTGTTGCACCATCACTGATGGAGCCGAGGTCAATAGCACCTGTTCCTGTTTTGATTGTCTTGATAACTGTTCCGCCTGAACCTACCTTGATGGTTGCAGTAGTTGTATCACCTGTTACCGCTAGGTCATCACCTACGGTTACATCATCAGATGCAACTAAATCTTCACCTGTGATTGAAGTTTCAGAAATAAGAGCGCCAGCGATTGCTTCGCCTTTGGTAATTCTGTTTGGGTTTGACATATATCTCCTAAAAAAAGAGGGGAGAAGGGTTATTACGCCCTGCTCCCCTCATGATTGAACTACGCGACGATTGTGTTCCAGAAGTAGCCGAGGTCAGAAGCGATGACTTTGTTATCAAATGCCATTTCTGCTTCGATACGGTCTGACTTGATGGATTCCATGCGGAACTGTGAAGTTCCGATTGTTGCGCCTAGACCACCTGATACACCAGTCCATGAGAAGGTGTAACCAGCGGAAGGAGTCAATAGACCCGGCTGTGGAGCAACGTGAGTAAGAAGCGCACCCTTACCGAATGCGAATCCATACGCTTCTGATGCACCTTCAGCGTTTGTAGCCTTGACTGCCTTTGCAACCATAACGCGTGGGATGTCGAACATCGCGGCAAGCATGTCGGTTGTGATGGTCTGTGAAGATGTGTACTTGATACGGTCTACCAAGTCAGGGTGATTCTTGAGTGACTTGAATACATCGTATCCAAGAACAAGAGTGTTTGCTTCCATTCCTGTGTTACCAAGAATTTCTGCCTTACCTGCTTCGATATCCGCGATTGGGTCAGAAGTGGTGTAGTTAGACCACTGAATTGTTTGACCTGAAGTTGGAGATGATGCAACACCAGTTACGTCGTCTGCCCATACACCAGTTGTGAAGAAGTCTGTTACGAACTGTAGTTCGCGACGGAGCATCAAGCGACGAGTTACGAACTCTGCCGCCTCACGAAGTGGATTCAATGGAGCATCTGCGTTAGCAAGTGTTTGGTCATCTACATCTTTGTGGAACGCCCATACATCTGCTGAGTATGTTCCAGTTGAAAGATTGTATCCTCCACCAGCAGACTCAGTTCCCGGAGCGCGGCGTTGAGCCTCGTCACGGAACCAGTCATTCTTAGTGTAGGTGAAGTATTTATCGCTCTTCTTATCGACAGGGATTACAGGGAATACCTTGTCAGCGATGAAGTTGTCTTGATTCTGTAGGTACGCAACAGAGATGTTGGTAAGAATCGCATCAACGTGTACGGAGTTGATATTTGGCTGTGGCATTTATCTGTTCCCCTAGTTCGCTCTCGTTGGATTTGCACAGTTGACAACTGCGGTGATTACTTCACCATCAGCGCCCGACGCTGTAAGCGCCTGTGCAACAACGTATTGAGTTGTATCGGTTGTGGCAACCTTGTCTGCACGACCAGCATTTGTTGTGCTGAGGAATGCTGGAAGAGCCAATAGTTCTCCCGCGACAAGTTTGGTTCCACCCGAGACAAGAACTTCTGCTTCTTGTCCTGCGGTTGGAGCATTTTGTAGAACTCCGACTGGAACATCAGTAATTGCGGTAACTGCCGCCGCCTTACCGTTGTTATCCAACTTTACGAAGTGATATTGCTTTGCGGAAAGGTCTGCCGCCGCTACGAGCGTGACCTTTACCGAGTAATTAGAGATTTCGTATGCCATGGATTAGGCACCTTTCTCGGATAGGTACTGGTTGTAAAGGTCAGGGTTGGCAGTTGCGACGTTCGCTAATGCTTCAGCGAAAGACTTGGCTGTTCCCTCTTCAACTGCCGACTTTGCCATAGCGGTCATACGACCATAAGCATTGTCTGTTTTGAAGTCTGCGGATTTACCGATTTCCGCAAAAATGTTTGCAGATTCAGCCTGTGCATTGAGAGATGAGAACAATTCCTCAACTGACTTTGCTAGTTCTGAATCAACTGCGGTCAAGCGACGAAGCGCTGGACCAACTTTTTCAGCATCGAGATTGAGATTTACCCAACCCTTTGCCTTTTCTACTGCTTCCGCATCTGCTCGAGCATCGCGTTCCTTTTGTAGTTCGGCGGTTGCATCTTCGGCTTGTTTGCGGAGAGTTTCAATCATCTTGACTACTGGCTCAGGAGCCGACTTGAGGAAATCCTCTTCGGTTTCTTCTGATTCTTCGCCTAGTTCGATTTCAACCTTTTGCTTCTCCATCTCGGAGAGTTTTGCTTCAAGGTCAGCGATTTTTTTCATCGCATCTTCTAGGGTCATTTCAGCCTTTTCGACCTGCTCATCAGTAGCCGTAGGTTTTGTTTCCTCCATAGTGGAGTCCTCCTCGGTGAGCGTTTCGTCAAGCACTCTCTGAACCTCAGATTGTTCGGCTGACTTCATTACAAGCCAACCTTCGTGTAGATGTGCAGGGTGGTCGACCCCGCTAGTTTCTTCTATGGCTAAATTGACCATTTTGCGTGTTCGAGCCAAAAGTCACTCCTAACGAATAGAGACCGCCCGTCTAGCAAGGTGCTAAAAAGTGAGTCTCGAGTCTTGACACGCACAGAATACCATAAGTGTAATTTGTGCCTTTTTGTCCGTTATGACGGATAACTACCGCTTTGTCAGAATTCGGGTTTGGGCTAGGGCATCAATCAGATTGGTAGCGACCAACATCGCGAATGGATTCTCGCTTTCCCAAAAACGGGCAACTCTGAAGTGGAAATCATTTCCATCCATTTTTGTCCAAACAAAGAATGCTTGCGTGTCGTTCGGCAAGATAACTTGAATTCCCGAATATCCCGGGGGAGTTGTTACCTTCTGAGCATTGAGATTCATCGACTCAAGAATTTGAATCGTGTCATCGATAATTGAAGTCATCGACGTGGAGGGCGAAGAATATCCATCATGTCCATGGCTTCCATGTCATCATCGTCATCTTCAAATTCGCCTTCAGAATCATCTTTACGGCGACGGTGACTTCCATGCAAACCTTCAGTGTCTAGGTATTCACCATCGGACTCATCAGACCAAGACCCATGTGACCGTTGGTCATGATTGCCATGCT